TAAACTTGAGTGGTATACCTGCTATACCAGAAGGTATGGCTCAGATAGATGTAGTAGGAACTGAACGACCTGACTTTAGATTGAGAGATGATTACAGTTTAAAATCACAAAAAGAGTTTGTTACTTCTAGATTAGCATTTGTAACAAATCAACTAGCTAAAGAAAATCTTTCGCAAGAGCAAAGGGAAAAATTATTAACAGATAAGAATAGTCTAGTAGATAAATTAGGTGTTTACAATAGGGCTGAACTTGAATCTGCTGGTTCATTGTTAGATTTTGAAAAAGAGTTTATGCGATTAACTGCTCTTGCAGAAAGAACAACAGATCCTAAGAAAAAAGTAGAATATAAAAAACAGGCTCAAGAAACTGCAAAATTAGCTTCAGCATGGTCAACTGCAACTAGCACAAAACACACAGGTTCAAAGGGTATATTTTTACGTACCCTATATAACGACATACCTAAAGATGCATCTTCAGATACGTTTGGGTATGATCCAAGAAAGCCTATGGCATCTTTAGCATATCAAAATGAAGCTGGAAAACAAGCAATATTGTCTGGTACTGAAGCAACAAAAATGTATAATGAATCTAAATACCGTAGAATATTAAGGTTTAAACAGCAACATTTATCTAACCCAGATTTACTAGATGTTAATGGTAGAGATCTACTAACAGCCGTAAATGAAGATATTAAAGAGTTACAAGGATTGTTGAATATTGGTCAAACAAGTGATCCACTACCAAGAGGTGAACCGGGTAGTGAAGACCGTAATAATATAATGACTGATACAGAAGTTAGGCAGAACGGAATCACTACAATGGGAGGAAGCAATGCTAAAATAAACGAAGATGTGTTTGATGATGAAGCATTAACAGTTACAGGTGGTGCGTCACCAATACAAATTGAAGGTTACGGATCTGGGGTACAAAACTATGTTAACCAAAACCCAACTGCTGTGAGAATTTTAATGGAAGAGTATAGCAAAGTTAAAGATCTACCTTTAAGTGCAGATTATAACAGATTTATGAGTACAATGGCTAGTAAATTTAACATTGACCAGCAAGACGCTGCGGAGTTAGCGCAAGAACTTTTTGAAAAAACTAGACCAGTTGTAAGTAAAGAGCAACCTGCACCTGCAACAAATAGAAGTAATAGAAGAAGAAATAGGAGAAGATAATATAATGTCTTTAGAGTCCAGTGCATTAGATCTTGATAGATTAAATAGTCTTCCTAGTGTAAATGATGAAGAGCAACAATCCTCTAGTCTAAATCTTGAGGCATTAGACAATCTTCCTTCTGTGCAAGATATGCCATCATACAGTGACGCATCTGATGAAGAAGAGAGAACTATATCAAAAGAAGAGTATGCTAATAATCCTGAGTTTATAGATAACCTACAGGACTATGCTATAAAAAGATTTGGTGTAGAGGGTGGTGCAAAACAAGAAGATGAAACTAACGAGGAATACTTTGAAAGATTTCTTACTCATAAACGTGCTATGGAAGAAAACAGTATAGATCAAGGTGGTCAGATAGACTGGATACGTGGTGCTAGTCCTGAAGATAGGGATCAGTTCGTAGATTTGTATATTGATGTAGAAAACAATCTACCCAACTTTTATGAGAAGGGTGGTGGTAACACAGGAAGTGCTCTATTTGATTATATATTCTATAACGTATCAGAGCCTATGAATTTAATAGGTGGTTTGTTTGGTAAATTTTTTGGTAAGGCTGTTACGTCAAGCATAAAAGATGAGTTAATTAAGTATGGTAGAAAAGCAGCGTTAAAAAAAGCTAAGAGTGAAGGTCTTAAAAGGGGCATAAAAATAGGTGCAGTTACAGAGGGAACTGCTGAAGCTGTTAAAGATTTAGGCACACAAAGAATAGAACAGGCTAACTTGGATATAGAGGATGTAGATATTAATCCTTATAGAACGGCTGCTGTAGGCACTATAGGTGCAGTGGCAGGTGGCATAGGTTTTGGACTACAGCAACGTGGTGAATTTGCAGATGTGTCTGAGTTAATGGCATACAGACAGAAACAGATTAAGGATGCCAAAGCAAAGGTAGCACAAACAGCAGAAGATAAAATAGAATCAGATAAGATAGCCAAAGAGGTGTCAGATAAAGCAGATGAAGAGCTAGGAATTACACCCATAGGCGAGGTCTTTGATCCTATCAATGGTAAGGCTGTAGCGAGTGCTTTAGCAGACTATAAAAAATCTGGTGTAATAGAACCTGTAATGCAAAAAGATTTATTAAGAAGGGTAACTAGATTTGCAGAAGATATATTTGATGAGTATAGACGTAAAGGTGATCTACCACCTGAAGTAGATTTAAATATGAAAGCTACAGAGGTAATAGGTACTATACTTAAAAATGTAGACAATTTAAATGTAGACTCAGGTTTACTAGATCAAGCAATATCTAAAGCAGGTTTAACACCTGAAATAATAAAAGATCTATATGGATTTACTACTAGTTCAGCAGGTTCAATACTTCAAGCACCTAGTAGTCTAGGTAAAAAGTTAAAGAAAGAACGTAATCTAAGTCCTGAGTTTGTTAAACGACTAGACGAACTAGCAGGTAAAGATCAAAGCACTACAAATATATTTGGTAGGGTTTGGGACTTTGCTAGAAGATTAGACAGAGAGGGTAGAGCACTAGCTGTTACTAGGTTTAGCACAACTGCTGGTAACTTAGCTACTCTAGCTGCTACACAAACAATGCAGTCTGCTGCTAACTTTGTGGAAAGTACGCTATACCATATAGGCAAATCTACAGCATCTATAATGGATGGAACTGCATCTGTTGCAGGTGCTAGGCAGGGGTTTAAAGATTTAATAAAAGATACATTTGGAACATTAGCATATTTAGATAACCCTACATTATCTAACGAAATGGTTTCTTATCTACTGAAACATAATCCTGCAATGGCTAGAGTTATTGACAGATCACTTGGAGAAGTAGGAGAAGAAAGTTTAAGTAAGTTTACACGTATGGCAAATACACTAAACATGTTGCAGGATGTGTTTGCTAGAAGAGCAGTATTCTCAGCAGCAGCAGATAAACATTTACGTAGAGCAGGATTAGATTTTGACACCATAGTAGCAGAGAATAAAGCACTGCCTATTAGTGTATTAAAAAGTGCACAACGAGATGCATTAAGTGCTACGTTTGCTGCTATGCCTAGAACAATAACACAGGGTGGTAATAGAGTAGAGCACGTAGCACACCACTTTATACAGATGGTTGAGAGATTACCCTTTTTTCCTATAGTAGGCACAGGTGAATTACCCTACGTAAGATTCATGGTCAATGCACTAGCCCATCAACTATCGTATAGTCCTGTTGGAGGAGTTAATGCAGCTGCTAGTTTAACAAATGCAATGTATAGGAAATATGGTAAGCAGATAAACGATGCTACTACGGCTGCTGACTTAGCTAAAGCTAAAGAACAATTATCTAAGGGTATAGTAGGTTCAGCCGCTTTATATGGTGCTGTGTTATACAGAGAAGAAAACCAAGATCTAAAACCACATGAGATGCGTGGGCAAGATGGTAAACCAAGTGATGTTAGACGGTTCTGGCCCGCAGCACCTATACTAACACTAGCAGATGTGCTTGTTAAATTTAAGAACGGAAAGTTTAACGAAATATATTGGTCAGAGGTAAAAGAAAATCTTATAGGCACACGTTTTAGAATGGGTCAATACGGTGGTGCTGTAGATGACATGATGCTTCTTCTATACAAAGGTGTCACTGAGGGTGTTGAGTCAGAGGAATTGGCAGACAGATTTGGTGCGTATACAGGTGAGATGGGAACTAGGTTTACTACACCTGCTAAACTAGCTACAGATATAATAGCTATATTTGATGAAGAGGAAGCTGTAGTTAGAGATGCGTCACAGATTGAGGGAGATGAACCTAGAGAAAGGTTCCTAGATGCTGCTAAAAGAAAGCTATATATTAATATGCCATTCTTACAGAGAGATCTACCTGTAAAAGAGCATACAACTAGAAGTGATGAAAGATACTTGCAAAGTCCTATGTTACGATTGTTCTTTGGTATAAGTTCTACAGAAAGAAGAACTAATGTAGAGAAAGAGCTATTAAAACATACTATGCAGGACTTTCAACTATCACCCAAAACTGGAGACAATAGAGCTAGAGCAGTTGTCAATAAATATTTAGGTCCACTAGTTGAGAAAAAGTTAGGTGATTTAGTCGAGGATGATTACTACAAACAGTCTAGTGCTGTAAGACAGAAGCAGTTACTAACTAAAGAACTGTCAGAAGTTAGGAGACTGTCATATACTTTGGGTAGGATGGATGCAAGGGACACACAGGGTGAAGAAGGACCAACTACTTTTAGTAGAGGGGATTGGATAAAACTATCTTCTCAACAACGTGCTCTGGCAGATGAAGTGTACCAAGATAAATATGGTAAGTCTGTACTAGAACAACAAAGAGCAGATCCTGACGTAGATCACTACAGGTTAGGTGCAGAGATAGCTAGACTACTAACTAGTCTCTAACGCTTATCACCACTACCCTGTATTGTACCTTTTTTTAACCTAGCTTCTAACTTCTCTTTATTCTGTGCAGCAATCACTCCAAGTGACATATTTAAATCTGATGCCAGTGCTGCACAATACCACAGTACATCACCTATCTCTGATGCTAACTGCTCCTTCCAATCACTAGGCATCTTATCCTCACCATCACGTACAATCTTCTTGACTTTGTTGGCTACCTCACCTGCCTCACCAACGAGTCCTAATGCAGGGTACGTTATCTTGTATTGATCAGGGTATATTGCTGTAGTCTTTGCTATCTGTTGATAATCATTAAAATCTAACATAGCATATCTCTCCTTTAACCAGTTAATTGCTGACTGTTCTAGACTGCTCTTCATACTTTACCTTTCTCATATTCTCAAAGTAGGCTTTGTTATAGCCTCGCTCCCATTCTCTATATTGCATAGAGTTATGCCTGTATGGGTTGGTATACTTAGCACCTCTTTGAAAGGCATGATAGCCTTTCTTAAACTGTATCTTCAGAGGTGCATCGTTCTTATTTAAGTTCCTTCTCATACCCATCTCCTAATTAGTTAAGTCTACTACCTCACAAACACCTGCTGAACATGCTAAGTCTCTAGCACCAGTAGTGCCATCCTCTTTCTCATAGTCAGATAGTTTGCTCCAATCAATCTTAGTAGGCATACGTGCTACCATCTCTAGACATGTCTCTTTGTCTACCTCTTGATAGGGTGCTTGTTTGTATACGTGCTCACTGTGTGGTAGAAAGCTGATGCCCGATACATCATCGAAGTGCTCATACACCCATGCTCCTACATCCATCCATTCATCTTTACGTACAGATATAGTGACAGATGGTTTGTGTTCACACCAGTAGTTCTGGTAGTCTAGCCATATGTTTAGCTGATCTAGTGCAGTCATATCATCACGTACCATAGCACTCTTTGGTGTTATCGTAGGAAAGCTAAACACTGTAGTCTCTAATGGCTTAGTAACATCAGGCTCATTTGGTATGCCCATATCCATCATAAACTGTGTCATTGGATCTTTGTTGTCTGCACGTACAGTTCTGATGTAGTACCTGCTATGCCTTGTGTGTATGCCACTAGCACTATCAACTAGCTGTGATACAGTGCCTGATGGTTTAACACAGGTTATAGCAGTGGATACACTGATGCCTAGCTTCTTTGCCATATCTTTGTTTGTGTCTACTGCTACCTTTTTTAGTTCTGTAAGCACTGCCTGTAGACTACTCTGACTACCATTTAGTAGTGGGCAGTCCATGATACCTGTAAGAGACACACCAAGTAGTCTTTCTTCTTCCGTGTTATCTTTCCATACCTTACGTAAATATTTAAAGTTAGTTAGCGTAGATTGCATAGTGCCTAGTATGGTTGCATACTTAACTTTTTTCTTGAGAGTGTCCATCGTATCTGTTTCACGTGCAACAACCTCTGATAAGTTGCAGAACTGATACGGTCTTAGTATTATCTCAGAGCATGGATTACATCCAAACGTGTGCTCAGTATCTCTCCTACCACTTTTAGATGCCTGTTTTACTGCTGACTGCCTGTTGAATATACCACGTTCACCTGACTGACTTTCATATAGAGATAGCCACTCACGCATGAATGTACCCATATCTGGCTTCTGTGCATATGCTACACTATTGTTAGCTAGTGCACGTTGTCCTTCATGCTCCCACCATTGTCCTGACTTAGCATGTCTCATCTGATCATCTTCAATATCAGACAGACTGATAAGTGCGCTACGTCTTACACCACCAACAACTACTACCTCACCTATCTTGCACATAATATCATGGCATTCTAGTGGGCTTAACTTGCGTCCTACTGCATTAGTAAACTTCTGAACACAAAAGTTAAACAAGTCTTCAAGTGGTGCAGGACCAGATGCCCTGCCTCCAAATGTCTTTAGCCTCGCTCCCGAAGGTCTTACCTCACTGACATCCCACATGGGTATCTGTCCTGCGTACAGTATAGCTAGGAGTTCTTTGAGTGCTCTTGCCCAACCCTCACGTGAATCTCCTACTCTAATAATCGTGCTTGTAGGTTCTAGCTCCTCGTTTACTACAGGTAACTTTTCAACGTACTGTTTTTCAACAGAGAAGCCTACACCTGTGCCACACATAAGTATATACATACATTCATCAAACGCTCTTGGTGTATCTACAGTTATGTATGAGCAGTTGTAACTAGCTACGTGACATCTATCTAGTGGTGCACCAGCAGTCATCAATGCCCTCATACTAGGCATGACAGATAGATCTAGCACTGCACCCTCTACCTCTTTGCGTTGTTTATCTGGCACATCATAGCCATACGTATCTTTGATGTACGTAGTTAGATAGTTAAAATATCTTTCTACTGTCTCTAACCAGCCCTCTCGTCTTTGCTCGTCCTCTTTCCACCTAGCATATCTAGATAGTGCAATAAAGTTTTGATAGTCAGAAGTTAAATAGTTATTGGTATGCATAGTCATTTCTCCATAATAGTTTTTAGTGTTACTATCTCTGCACCATCTAAGTCATGCAGATACTCACGCAATGCGTCATTTATTTCTGACGCTACATCTCCATCAGAGGGTACTGGATACTCTTCTGTATCTATGGACAAAGTTAAAAGGACTTTTATTCTCATTACTTATCCACGTGCTCTATTAGTTTATCCAAGTACCACTTAGCTTTGTTGAGATCTTCAACAGCCTTACCTTTATAATCAAACCTCCATAAGTATTTCATTATGTTACCTTGTAAATAATATTTAAAGTTATCACCTGTAGCAGCACTGATAGCGTCAATGCACTCTACACCGCTTTGATTATAGTGTGGTGGGTGGTTTACCATATCAAATGTATCTTTAATCGTGATAGTTTCATCACCCATAGTTAATACTCCCATCATGCAGATCCTTTCGTTTTTGTGTTAAAAGATAAATACACTACATTGCCCTGTCTGTCAAGTATTTCTGGCTGACTCTGTGGTACTGGTTTATCATTGTCTAACGTGCTGTAAGACTCGTATACAAAGTCACTAATGTCATTACGTAATACAGGGTTGTCTTCCATCATTGGTACAGATGCACATATCATCTTAGCTAAATGCATGAACCTAAAGAAATCATCTTGAGATAGGTGGTTAGTGCCATCCCACATAATACTTATATCTACATCACCATTCCATTCTTCTTGTTCAATGTGTGGTCTTAGTCTTATAACAAAATCATTTGGTTCAAAGTCAGTAGGTGTAGTTTTCTTCATACCACTCTCCTTTTAGTTCCAGTAAAACATATAAACTTTTTGTGTTTGTTTTTTCCTTTTTCTTTTAGCCATTCTTCAGGTACAACTCTGTTTGCATACAGAAAGTTATGCTTGAAGCACCACTGACCATACGTGCTCTTAGCACCCTTTCGTAGCCTACGTTTACTGTTCTCAAATACAAAACGTATATCTAACTTAGGATGCTGTCTCTTAATGCAAAGATGTTTACGCCTGTCTATTGCTGTAAACATACCCTTTGTCTCAATGATTATACCGTTAGCCAATATAAAATCAGGAGTATAGGTACGGTAGGCTAGATCTTCCCACTCAATCTTGATTGTCTCATAGTCATACTTTACTTTTAATAACTCAAGATAATCAGCAAGTTTCTTCTCTAAGCCTGACCTGTACCCATACTTCCTTGCATGAGCATACTTAGCATAGTTCATCACGTGTTAGTAATATCTCCTAACACTACCAGCAACATAAGCTGGAACACTGTTATAGCCTAGCGACTTCAATTCATCACGTATAGTTGCATCTATTTCTTTACGTGCTTCTAACGCTAACCGTAAAGCTGATGTGCTCTTTTCTCTATACTCTCGCCTCATCTCAGCTAGTTGCTGTTCCATGTCTTTGATAGAGTTTTCTAGATCTTCTAACTCGTTTGCCATTCATCTAATCCTTTCCTGTTCTCGTTTTTGCCAAACGCATCATAGTGATGCTTACCATTACGGAACTGTCCATTCTCAACAGCTTCCTTAACATCAGGGTTTGCCTCAAGATAACTCTCTTCAGGAAACTCTTTCATCATTATCCTCTCCTTTTATATGCACGTAAGAAACTGTCTTTGGTTCCTTTGCACGTGACTTTAATGCTGGCAGTTCTTTTAGTGTAGGCCAACAGGCATGTCTGTAAGAACACCAGCTACACTCTGATCCTAGTATTTTGTTGCCTGTCTTTTTACCGTTGAATACTTCATCAACAGCATCGAAGCACCGTTCTAGTTTGTCACTCTTTACAGCTAGAGCAGTCTTCTTTATTTTATACAATTCCTCCACCATGTCAAGACCATTAGCAGGAATATATTTAAAGCTACCATTGGCTTTATTTATCACCCACCAGCCTCCAGCTTTTAAACCAGATGCCTGTGCGTATCCTGCTAACTGTCCTACATACCCAAAAGGGTCACTCTCTTTGAGTGATGCAAAGGACTTAAACTTATTACGATAAGACCAATCAGATGCAGACTTAATATCATCGACTGCACCATCAATAGCTATATCATATGTACCATTAATTGTAACATCTGCTTCTGGTATCTCCAATGCAACTTGATCTGCATCTTCAAATGCTACCTTTGCTTCTGTTAACAATCCTTTAAATACTGCCTCTACTATATCTCCTAACATCATGTTCATAACAAAGTTACTTGGTAGAGGTGTAGCTTCATCAGGACGATTCTTCTGAAACCATAACTGACATGTAGGTCTACCTACATTAGACATTCTCAGTGCAAAGTCCTTACGCTTATTACCTCCACCAAACTGACGCTTTAACGCATCCATAACATCCTTGCCTATCTTTTCAATAGTGGCATCAGATAGTACAGCCTTACCATTGGCTGCATCTGTCATGTACTGTGCTAACGTCAGTTCGGCAGGATGGTTCATTTAGAAGGGTGCTTCATCATCAAGTGAATGAAACTCATCTAGAACTTTCTCATCGCTAGACGATAGTGACTCTGACTTCTTGTTCCATTCAGAAATAATGTAGTTGTTATAGTTATCTACCCAACCCATAAAGTTACTGAATGCCTCATGGTCTTCCTGTGATATAGACAATGTATTATTAAAGTCTGCATTCACAGTAGGTAGGTAGAAGCTACTACCATTAGGTAATGATTGTTCTTCAGTACCGAATGATATTGTATGTGAGATAGGTAATAACTTCTTCTTACCGAATGTGTTGTAGGTATCACCCAATAGTTTAAAAGCATTACGATTGTCTATCTCCCATATAAAAGGAAATGATTCAATTTTTTGTTTAACCTCCTCACCGTTTTCGTTGACAACATCTTTGAGATCTAGCAAACCAAATAATACACGTGTACGCTTGATCTCTTTAATCAATGTTTGCTGTGACTGTGGCAATGCCTTGAAGTCCTTGATCCAACCTGTAGGCTTACCACAGTTAAAGCCACCATCATTATCTTTAAGATCTATCTTGAGTGAATCACCCATGACAGTCTTAACGAACCTGTTAGGAACAGATCCAGATCCTTTAATAAATCGCTTGTACATAAAGCGTTGTAGAAAAGTTCTTATCGTTGCAACAGGTGCATAGTACATGCCCGATGCAACAGTTGCATTACCGTCTGGTACGTCAAGTCTGTAATACCCACCGGGTACTACTTCCATCTTTACCTTCTTACCTTTAACTTCAGTGTCACCCATGATAGGTGCATGACTAATGCGTAATCTAGCTAGGTTACTCTGAGCACTCTTAGTACTAGCATCTGCTGTGATGCCCATTGCTTTAGCCATTACTTCATAGTTATTAGTATCTATTGTTTCTGTCATTGCCATGTGTTTTTCTCCTCTACATGTTTCTCAAAAGAGCATAAGTTATACTACGTTACGTCCTTCATGTCAAGCCAATTATTACCTATTTTTGCCTCTAATAACAAAGGCACATTGAAATCTACCTCTAACCACTCACGTATTATATCCTTAATATTATCGTTTGTGCTTTGGACTACGTGTATTACCCAATCCAACTCGTCAGGGTGTACATCAATGACGATACTATCATGCACAGTATTTACTACGCAAGACTTTTTGTTGCGTAACATGTGATCAAACTGCCACAGTGCAACAGGAACTATATCTGCTGTAGCAAATGACTGCACAGGATAGTTTTTTATTTGAGTGAAATGACTCACTCTACCTCTAGGACTACGTACCACATCAGGAAAAGAAAACTCCCTACCTGATGGTGTGCGTATCTTACCAGTGTTTAGTGCTTCTTTGGCAAGAGACTTGTGCCATCTTGCGATGCCCATATACTTCTCATTAAAGTGTGAGTAGTATGTAGCCTCTGCCTCTGATCTACCGTACCCACTAGCACCGTATAGTGGTGCAAAGGTATGTGCTTTAGCTTCCTGTCTACTCATAGGTTGTCCTGCATCAGATATAACTTTAGCAGTATAAGCATGTACATCAAAACCCTCTACCACTTCTTGTATGGCAATAGGATCTTGTGACAGGAATGCTGCAACTCTAAACTCTAGTTGTGCAAAGTCAGCCTCAACGATATGTCCACCATCAAAGCGTGATACAAATACACGTTTGACAGGGAACGTACCACCTCTAGGCATGTTCTGCATGTTAGGTTCTTTACCACTTAGTCTACCAGTAGATGTCATGTGTTGGTTTAACTTAACATGTAACATACCATCAGCCTTAATATTATTCTTTATACCACCAACGAAAGAAGAAAGATATGTGTCCAGTGCAGACAACCTCTGTACCTTTTCCAAAAACTCTAGAGCCTCTGGCATATCTTTTCTTCTTGCAGCGTTAGCTAGTAACTCCAGATTACGTTTGTTGGTGGAGAAGCCACTAGCTGTAGCCCACTTAGCACTAGGTGGTATAAACTTTAAACCAGCAACAGCGTTAGTAGGAATAACGTGATAACCGTTGCCACTACACGTGGGACATCTCGTTTCTTTAGCAAATGGGGTGCCATCCTTTTTTACCTTTCTTACTTTACCTGAACCATAGCAGGTTTTACACTGCTTTAACTTAGCCTTATATACAATGTCAGTCTCACTACGAATTAGATCTCTGAAACTTGTGTCAGACATATAGGGTTCGTGTGCGTTCATCCACACTGTTTTATTCTTAGGCTTACGACTGTAAATCAAAGTAGACAATTGTTCTGGACTACTTAGATTAATGGGTACATCACCCATAAGTTCTCTTACCTTTCCATCTAGATACGCTACTATCTCCTTTCTCTCTTGTTCAAATGTGATACGCACTTCTTCTAGTGCATCACTATCAACTTTAAATCCACGTGTATGGATCTTAGATAACTCAACCACCATCATGTTAGTTAAGTATCTAATCTTACTAAGACCTACATCATTAGCACCGTTGAACTTCATGTTTAGTTCATGTGCCAGTTGCTGTGTGGCATGTAAGTCAGCACTAAGATACTCAGATAACTCTGCATGTGGTATGTCACGTACAGACAAACCTTTCTTTAAGTATTCTTTCAGAGTGTCCTGCTTCTTAGTATCTAACTCGTACCGTTCAGCACATGCCTCAAGGGATAGTGGTTGTTTGATGCCACGCTGTGTAATGTACTCCATCATCATAGTATCAAACACTGTGCCATTATACTTGAAGCCAGACTCCCATAACCACACAAGGTCATGGCTAATGTTGTGGCCTATCAGTACAGTAGCCTTATCTAAGGCATCCTGCACTATCTTGTGTCCATCACTAGTGGGTGATACCTCACTGTGATCAAAGGTAACGATTGTTTCATTACCATGATCATCAAGCATACCCACCATGACTAACGTATTGTCAGGTTCAAAGGGATCGAGATGTAACTTACCGTTACGTTTTGTTACTGTGTTCTCAACGTCTAAGGTAAGTTTCACTGGACCACTAGCCCTCTTGTCCGACAACTGATGCTTTAACTGTTCCATCATTTTTTTGCTCCACTTTCTTTGGGATCTCAAGGAAGTTAAAGTTTACACTAAAAGATCTACGTTCACCCTTAGTCTTGAATGGATAGACACAGTGAAATAATTCACTAGGAAACAAATAGAAGTCACCCACCTGTGGCTTAACCATAAAGTTTGTAGCACTATACGTACTGGCAGTGCCATGCACAAACTGTATGTGTCCATGTGAAGGATGATGATCTTTGTAATCCTCTTCCCATTCAGAGTCTATGCCATCTGGCAACTTGAGATAGCCAACGCATGACATCCTACATCCTGTGTGTAGGTGCAGTGGGTTGTAATCATTCTCAAACTGACGCACTAGCCACCCTGATATAAACTGCACAGAATAATTATTTCTTTCTGTGTCTAACATGTTCTGTCCGTATGAGTTGCGTATTGTAGCTGTATTATTGTAGCTACCTACGAACTGTTTGATCTCATTTAAGAATGTATCTCTCATCTCATCTGTAAAGAACAACTCCTGTTTTACCTTACCGACTAACTGATCAGAGTAGTCTGTCATAGATGCAAAGTCTTTATCAAAGTATGCATTCATGTCTGCTACAAACTTTGCACTTAGTTTCTTGTAACCCATAACAGGTCCAAAAGGAAAGAAGATCTGTTCCTCTGCATCTGGTTTGGGTCTAAATATATTTACCATATGTGTCCTCCTTATGCTGTAAATCTTGCTACTTGGTTATCTAACTCGCATGTTACTACACCATGCCAACCTGTAATCTTATTCTTGCCTATAGTAATGTGCCTCTCTGGATCTTCATCCGTATCACCTGCCTCTTTAATAGAGTTTCTTGCGAGTAACAATATCAAATCTGCCTCTGCTGCCTTACCTGTCTTAGACCCCTCCATCATGGACTGATCAAGAACAATGCGTCCTTCTGCTTCAGCAGCCAGTTGTGACATGTAGAAGATAGCACATTCATGTTGCTTGGCTATCTGTCTGGCGTGTATTGCATTCTGCTTTAGTAACTCATGTGTGCTTATTGTTGTAGAAGTTTTAGCAAATTTATCGCCCATGTCAAGTATTAAAACGTCAGGTTTGTATCTTTTACACACAGCCTCCACCCAATCCATAGTTTTAGCTGTAGCATCTGTATGCCTTACGTTCTTAGACTTCTCTCTGTACACCACGAGATTACTGTCTACGTCATCAAGTATCTCCTTGCCTGTCCTGCCTGTAGCTGCATTGATATATCGCATACGCACACGCTGAACTGACTCTTCATTGCATAGCACAGCTACATTAGCACCCTGATCTGCAAAGCCACCTTCACCCATGACTAGACTTGCATGGAAGCTAGTTTTACCTGTGTTAGATCTAGCACCAACCGTGATAAGATGGCCCTGACTTATACCGGGTACTCTACGTGCCAAGGTGCGTATGTTAAACTTCCATTGTGGGTCCATGCTGTTCTGTTTAATCAGCGTGACCATATCTGTCTCATCCCAATTAACCTGTATACTAGGAATAAAATCATCTGCATATGTATCTAGTAGATTACGTAAGGGTTCTAATGTAGTAGCATCACCATTAACAAAATCAAAACCTAAGTTAGCTACCTCTTCACCAACCACCTGCCTAAACAACGTGCTCATAACATCACGTGCTATACCTTTGTCCATTAATTGCTGTTGCTTTAACTGTTCAAACATATCTGCAAACACAGACTTCTGTGCAGTGGTAAGCGTAGGATTGGCTGATAAAAAAAGTGCCTCCACTTCTTCTGGTGAGACACTACGTTCATAGTTTTCCATGGCGTTATCTATTGCATGTTTAATCTTCTGAACATCTTTGGTGAAGAGTTTATCAGGACACCTTGTACCTTTGTTACCATCATAAAAATCTTTGTCCATAAGATTTCTTATTAGAGAAAGTTCCATCATTTCTCCTTTCAATCCATGTTAAGTAATTCTATATCCTTGTCATTTCCATACTTCAAATCATCCTGCAACATCAGGATCTTAACTTTCTCTACTACACCCTTCAACTCCTTTGCTACCTGTAGTGCTTTATTTACTGCATCCTTATCTAAAGCAACCAATGCTGTAGAGAATTGTGATAGGTACTGCTTTTGTTCGTTAGACATTGATGTTCCCATTAATGCTACACCTGTATGTCGATCATCTCCAACGACAGCAGCACTTATACAATCCTCCACAACAACTGCCACCTTACCATAACCGTGAACATATGGCAACCTATTATTTCCATATCGTTTCCACTTAGGCAAACGTCTACCTATTGCTCTACCTGTAGCGTCCACCGTAACACCACCATGCACAACAGGAAACACAACTCTGTGCTCACGTATATCATACATCAAGCCGTGTCTGTTTGGTGACAGGTTCCAACCAAATGCCCACGCCATTGCCTGTTCATACTCACTGCTCAGAGGCACAATGTTTACTGGCATACAAAACTCTGTGGTATAGTTTTCCTCTGTCATATTTAACCTCCTGTATATAGACTCAGCAGACATCCTCATCTTATGTGTACCCCTTACATTGCACGATGCTTTGTAACAGTTCCACAGTAGGTGTCCATTGTTGTTGGTCACTGTAAATGTCTTGCGTCCTCTACACTCAGGACAATCCATACGTACAGAACTACCATCAGTAATGTCCAAGCCTGTCAGATATTCAAGCACTACACAAACTCCCCTGCTACTACATCTTCAGGTTTTATTATATCACCATCATCACGGTGCTTTTGTAGCTCTGACACACTTACTATTTCACATTTTAAAACTTGAACATCTCCATACAAACGATCAACTATTTTTTGAGCTTGTAACATAGTTTTAAAACCATTGTGCAATGCTTTAGGCAAGTATACCCCATCTGCAATATACTCGAAACCCATTACTACATATCTCTCTTGCATATTACTTACTCCTTTTTTCTAGTTCATAATAAAAATCTGCGACTTGATATAGCTCTTTAAGTGTGGCTGAACTTTTCATAGTATTAGCTTTAAAAGAAACAATCACTAGGTTATCTTTACTGTAGCCTTTGTTATTATCTATTCTATCTACAGACATACTATTTTGTTTGTATTTCCAATTATGACCTTCACCAAATGAAAACTTAGTTCCAAACACAGGACACTTTAAATCCTTTGGTATTAATTCTAATAGTTCTTCTGCTGTTAATGTTACGTCATTGCTTCTTTCTTTCATTTTACCTATTTTATAACTTAAAAAAGGCATACTTATATCTGTGTACTTCTTAATATTAAAATAATTACTTACATATTTTCTCTTACTATCACGTATTTTTTCTTTATTATCAGCACGATAATTTTTATGCTGTATACGAAGCCTTTCTTTATTATCTTGATAGTATTTTTTACTATATTCTTTTCTAATAAGTGGGTCTTTATGAGGCATGTCATTCCTCCTTAAACTGTTGTCGTGCAGTCAATGCACTATTAGCACTAAGGTATGTATTCTTAATGTATGGTTTTACTGACTGTGGATTGGCGTGACCTGTCACCGACATGATCTGTGGCAGTGGCACACCTGCCTCTACCATCTCAGTTGTACCAGTTCTACGTAGATCCATCAAGCGTAACTCTTCTGGTAGTTCAGCCTGACGCATAATCTTTCTACCTATCTTAGACAACCTCTCCATAGAGAATGGTTTGTACTCACCATCCACAGGTGTAGGCATAGGTGCTACATACTGTTGAAAGTCAAAGTCGTTGCGTTGTTCTTCCAACATCTCAAGTAGTCCACCTGATATGGGTAGATGCACAGATGCACCACGCTTAGACTGCACTAGGTCTAGCCTTTTGTTATCAAAGTCTATACTAGACCATTCAAGCACTCGCATGTCACCTACACGTTGACACCACTCATATGCCATCTGCACTATCAGTCCTACGTTACGATAAACAAAGTCACCGTAGGCTACGTTAAGAAACTCACGCACCTGATCTTCTGTCCATGTAACTTTACGTGGGGCAGGAGTGATCTTTCTGACCAATGTAAACGGATTGTTCTTCACGTACTCCATATCCAACCCATATCTGTATGCTCTACCTGCTACGACAGAGACATGATTAGCCAACTGTATGCCACGCTTAACCCATTCTTCGTAGGCTAGTCTAGCATCCTTGCCCGATATAGCATTGGCTGTTTTCTCACCAAAGGTATCTGTCAATACTTTCAAGAACCTTTTGTAATCTAGCTGTGTTCTATCACGTAGCCGATTAAACTCTGGTGATTGCACATATAAGTTGACTAATCGTTTTACAGATACTGGCCTCATACTGCTTCCACTTCCTCCTGTTGCATCTCTTTGGTGTACAAACCTATGTCAGGATAGTGTACACCCACTGACCGTTTGGCATTGCCTTGCTTGTCATAGGCCATGACTGTGCACTTTCTTATGACACTGTGTTCTCTGTCCTGACCATACACACTGTCCAGCCATAGACCAGTACGCAGATAAAACTTCATGTTGTGTATGTACATTTCTAGTATATTCATTTCGTTGTTAAGTTTTTTCTGCATAGCTTTGTCTCTTCTACAGGACATCTTCAAGGATGATAGCACCTCTTCGTTGTGTTTAATCCATGACTTAACTTTGTCCATGCTTACTGGATGTTTACTGTCTAGACTACGCACACTTTCATGCACACTAAGGTTAGCAGGTTTACGTTTGGCTGCACGTGCTTTCTCAAGACGTTTTGCTGATGCCTCTCTCTGTTCTTTTGTCATTGGCTTACGCATAGTAACCTCCTTTACATTGATAGGTCTTGTAGTTTCATTATTGCCTTGGATCTTTGCTTACGCTCTGCATCACCTAGTGGTATCAGTCCGTAGTCAGTTAGATAACCATCAGGACCAGTGGCTCTATCTGATACAAAAATATCTACATACTTCCTTAGTCCTCTGATTAGTCCAATGCTGGACTTCTTTACGTAAAAGTATAGTGGTCTGGACACAGGATACTTACCTGATGCAATGTTCTCAAACGTAGGCTTGTGTCCCTGAACAATGCTACCCTGTATCTTGTCACCATTCATGTCCAAGAAGCTGAACCCAAAGATACCAAGTGTGTGTGGATTAACAGTTAGTTTGTGTATAATCATGTTGTCGTTCTCTCCTGCCTCTATGTATACACCATCCTCACGTATGGTATGACACAAGGATTTATATAACATCTTATTAGAGTGCTTCAATGCTTTGATCCACTTAAATGTTTTACAACCTCCTTCCATTGCTAGTTCAACAAATGCATCACGTGTTCCTGATGTAGGTGGTGGACCTAGCACTTCGATCTTAGTGGCAGGTAGCATTGGGTTTATCTGCTTCCATGTTCTGTATGGGTTAGGCATTGTCTTACCATCTTTGGTAGGCACCTCCTTTGCTAGTGCCAAGAAGATGTCACGCAGTGACAATCCAAATCTTTTTGAGTTTCTACTGTTTGCTAACACGATACCATCATACCCCACTTTTACTTCTAGTATATTTCTTACACCGTTTCTCTGGCACATGTCAAACTCTTTTTTCTTGATGCGTCTAGAAGCATTGGTAACGTCTGCATAACGCAAACTTGTACCAGAACAAAAGATCTTCATGCCACCACCTGAACCAGTGCTTTCAATTATAGGTGTTTTAAATGGTGTAGACTTACCAAACTTTTCAGCAACGATTGTTGCGAATGGATATACAGTCGATGATCCCACGACTCTGATCTGCTCTCGTGCAGATGCTAGACCCATAGACACAGAGGTAATAAAGTAAGTTAGTATTAAAGTTAATATTATATTATACATATTTATATATACTCCTTTATTGTATAATCTTGTTACTAATCATATCCCAATTAACTGCTTTAGGTGTTCTTTGAGCGTGTCTAACTACCTTCATAATTGTAGTTATGGGTATCTTACACATACTTGCAACCACCTTTGCTCTATTTACATCGTATGTGGGGTCAGCATGTGCAGCTCTCCATACCAGTTCAGTAACTAAATCACCATAGCTTTTTGAAGTCTTTACCCCCACCATAGATTGTTTTTTCTGCATCATCTATAAGTTCTCCTGTTGTTCCTGCGTCCACACCACACATCATTGTAGGATCAGTCGGTCTTATTATTGATGCGGTCCATGTGCCACTGTCTTCATTTAAATGTATGATAGTTATGTGTCCTCTTGCAGAGATACCTCTAAATATCAAAGCCTCTTTGTGTTGTTGTTGTAGTCTTTCCATTGTCTCTTTCATAGGTGCACATACCACTGGCTGTGCATTAGCTACATATGTGAGCACTACCAGTAGCACTACCACTGTGAGTGATCCTATAAAAAATCTTATATTACTAGTGTACATATTGTATCTCCTTTATAAATCCCAAGCTGAGTTTACAGTCTGGATAGTCTTCATTGGCATGGTGCATGGCATAGTCCACGATCTTAGATATGTCAAACAGACCCAGTGTTTCCGTCATATTGTGTGACACATCTACCATGTACTCTAACTCATCCACATCTGGATGATCGTCTGGTAACTCAACGTGTATGCAAACCTCATATCTAGGCATTGCTATTCTCCTTTAATAGTTTTTAAATGTTTGTATGTCTTCTTCTACTTGTTCCTCAAGTAGGTTTTCACCATATCTTACAGCTTCCAAAGTAAATGGATCATCATACTTTGATTTTATTTCTTTCCTAATATATGTAGGTAGATTATAATATCTAGAATAATAATTCATATCATACTCCTGACACAGATATAACACTGACCACAATCATAAATACAAGATACACAAAATCCCATTCCATGTCAAGCTCCAATCCAATCAGGTACAGGTCTACCTGTCCACTGTAGTATGTGTGCCTTGTCTGTACGATAGTAGTTACGATAAGCCTCTACATAATCGTCACACTTGAACTGGTCTGGCATACATTGTGGTGGTGTTGTGTGTGTATCATAGTCATCGTGAACCCAACCGTCATCCATCTCTTCTAGTACCTTAGTGCTTTTGTGTACCTTACCATACCTACGTGTATACTCCTTACCTATCTCAATACCATGCGTCACAGCCCATGCAAGATTGTGTTGATTATCTCTGACCCACACAGTCATAGGATGGTTTTTGTACGCAGCTTTGTACACATGTTTTAGGTGTCGTGCAAAACCCCACTCATGCATAGCAGTGCTACACATCTGCGCTGTCTCCAACACCATCTTAACTACGTGCTTGTCACATAGTTGCTGGGCTGATTTGATTGGGCATTTGTCTATAAAAAATATGTTCATGTCATTATCCTATCTGTAAAATATATGATCTTCGATTGTTACTATGTACTCTACGTTTCTCCACTCAGGATCTACATTAGTAGCATGGTAAAAGGTAGCACCGTCCACCGTGTTAATTGATAAGCCATATGAAAAGAACACGTCCTCTGCTATAGCAACAGCCTTTGACCATGCACTTTGATCTTTTGGCTTATCAGATAGACCGTCACAGAACCAACTGAACTGGCACCTATGTTTGATCGGATAGTCCTGCTTCCAACTATATGTTGGTCCCTCACGTATCACCTCGCACACAGTGTCAGGCCATCTTGGATCATGCACACGATTCAACACCACCTCTGCCACTGCACGTTGTCCTATGGTAGGTTGATCACGTGCCTCAAAGTAAATGTTCTGAGCAAGACACGTGATCGTAGCACCCACTGCAAGTATAGTTTCACTTAACATGAATACATCTCCTCAAAAATCTGTACACCTACCGTTGTGTTGCCAATCCCCATGAATGGTAGGGTCAGGCCCATCATACCCACCGTACTCTTTCTTGGGTGCTCTACCTCTGGCACGTTGCAACTGATCATCAATACTCTCTGGTTTGCTACGTGCTGATGGTCTTTTAAACAGGGTAAGTGTAACCACCCCATCGTTGTCCTCTTTGTACGTACCAGCCCAATTGTCAGGCTTGTTGTACCACCAAGTAAGTAACTTCTCTACGTCAGTATCTACCATGATTATCCATACTCCTTTGGCTGTGTTTAAACTTGCGTTGCTTACGCCTTTGTATCTTCCATTCGTTTTTCTTAGGTTTATCCAACGCTGATTTTTTAATTGGTATCTTTTGAAATAGTAACTCTGACTGCATCATTGGTCTTGTCCTTCTTCCTGTTGTAAGATCCTTTACCTTTCTTAGGCTTCACCACTTGGGTACGTGGTCTGTTATACGCCATCTCACGTGCAACTGGGTTGATTGGTTTGATACGCACAACAGACCTCCTCTCATGCTGTTACCTAAGTATGGGCTGCACAGAATAGTCACGCTTAGTCGTGGACACTATCCCCTGCATATTCCAGAACACGATAGGTTGTTTGGAAAGATAGATAGAGAACTTACCAAACTGATAAGACTTAAACTCTTTGAGTTCTTTACCAAACTCCCATCTCCATTTCTTAACTCGCTTCCTAAAGATGAAGTCCTTGTTAAGGATGCGACCACGTAGTTCTAATTGCTTCTGTATTTTATTTGCTGTTTTCATAACAGTCCTCCTTTGTTTAAGTGTATATAGATAATTACATAATTATATTATAGTGTCAAGTCTTACTACCATAGTAACTTTTATACCAGTATATCTAAGTTAGTACCACGATTGGTGTCTATCGGTGGCGCTGGTCTAGTAGGCACTAGGTTGTCTGCCTTTTTAGCAGACGGATAGTGATGTTCTTCTACATGTTTCTCATGTGGTATAGTCCTCCAAGGCACATAGATGTCTCTACCTATGAAGTCCTGCACCAGTATGTGATATACACTGTCAATGCTCATCGTGAACTCCTTAAAAGATTTAACTCATCCTGTAGTTCTACATCTGTCATATTGTCAAGTGCGTCCACTACAGACTGATGGGGTTGATACCCATAGAAATATGTATATTCTTTTTCTACAGCATCTCTTAAACTATCTCTTAACATATTACTTCTCCTCATAGTATTTAATAAAATATCTTAACACTTGTATTATACTTCTATCTTTAAACTTACGTGTGTCACCATTGCGTCCTTCCCATTGCAGAAACTTCATAGCGTCTACAATATCTGTAGGTATAGTCCTGCCTGTCTGTTCCTCATACAGTTTAACTACGTCATAGACTTTGAGATCACGTTTATCTATGGCTGCATTTGGTTGTGTGGGTAGCCTGTGACGTTTTATTGTATAGTCATTTTTCATGTGCCAATCCTCTACCATCTCGTATGCATCATCAAGTGACATACCTGTTTTGGTTAGCTCCCTAGCCTGTTGATCTATCATGTCCTCTTTCCTCATTTCAACTCTGTAGTCTGTACTCATATCATGTCCTCCTTTAATCCATCCTTGATGTGTAATATGCGTCAATGCCATGCTCACCAAGACACCTAGCTACACCCATAGCAAATGCCTCTTTGAATAAAAGAGATTGGTTGTACTCTCCTACCCACCAATGCACACCACTACGCCAATCATCCTTCTCAAATACAGTAGTATGTTCTCTTGCCCACTTCGCAAACTTAGTGTTTGCTTTGGGTAGTGAAATGGTTGCGAACCCACATGGTCCGTAGTCCTCGTCCACACCTTTAGCCCTAAGTTTATTAACTTCATTGACGCCTTCAGTGACAGCTAATGCAAATAGTCCAGTATAATTTTTCATTCTTTAAACTCCTTTATATTGTGGTATCCTATAAACACCCATCCAAAAATAACTAATGTTCCTAAACATAACCCAAGTATTTCTAGTGTGTCAAGTTCCATTATATATACTCCTTATCACCATAAGTTTCGCCAAAGTCCTCCCACTCTTGCTCCCAATCAGGCTGACCGTCATAGTCCTCATCATCCACTGTAGGTTGTACACTCCTATGTTTTGCTTGTAGTCTCACCAACTGTGAGAATATTTTTTTAAACTCAAGATGCTGGCTGTTCCGCACAGCTAAATTGCGTACCAACCACATTACATTATCAGGATTATTTGTATCTCTACGGATACGTGGTACATCCATATCATCAGGTATAGTTATCATTTTATTTACTCCTTCTCCACTTTTCACCGTACCATAAAGAGGTTATGTTTACATATCCCATATCTGTATAGTCTGTTTCTATGTCAGCAGATGTTGGATTATGAAACCCCTCTTCAATTAATTTTTTCATGGCATCCCAATTAATATTTTGTTCATAAACATTTCCAGTTGCATACGATGAATCAGAGTCAAAATAACCATAATTGCCGGGAGTAGTTCCCTCTAATTCTATGTCGCAGCAGTCCATAAGATCATCTTTAATGCCATACTCCCAACTTACATTTATACAGTCCAGATCATCAGGAAATATTTTTGTATCGTACTCTTTCCTAAACTCATCAATTTTATCTTTTTCTATAGTCAAATAATAAAGCCCAACCATGTTCAATACTCCTATAAAAAGTTACTACCGTAGTAAGATTTAAGCTGCTAACTTAGTTGCAAATCCAGACGTATCGTCACCGTTTACATTGCCACTCTTTTTGAGCTTGAGCAATACAGCAACACCGGCAGGATCTAGAAACCTGTGATCTGATTTATCACCGTCAATAGTTGGTACTGTAATACTGTCAACACCATCATCAAACGTCCACGTATCCGGGAAAGACTCACCGTCCTGTAGATCAATTACAAGTGTAACATTTATTTTGTTACGGATAGCCTTGATCATGTCCGATTGTGTGGTGTTCTCATTTCTAGATAGTGTGATGTGATACGTCCCTACATCGTGCATCATCATTTTACTAGCCTTAAGTATTTTAGTGTAATCATAGATAGCATCCAAGTCCAGATCCCATAGTTCGGGGATACGAATGTGAAATGGTTCATCAGTGAACACATTAGGACGCAGTGCAATACCTACACCTAGATCCCTAGCCTTGCGTATTTTTGCTTGTACTTCCTTGATGAAACGTGCTTTGAAATGTTCAAAGTGTTCCTTCATTAGCAGCGTCCTAGTAATCCTAGCAACAGCTACGTGATGAGTGCCATTGTGTACCATGAAACGTTGCCCATGTCCCGAAAAAAATATACACTCTTTTGCACACTGTAAACTAGCACCAGCACAAGTGTTATAGCCAGAGATCCAATGAGGTGCACCTTGAAAACCTATGATCATAATCTCACTGAAGCTACCAGTTTTGTGCTCATCAGCGACCTTTTCAAGTTTGGTGTTGGTAGTTATGAGATTAGGTAACTTGGACCAATCGAACGACCCATCCTTACGCATTGCATTGGCAATCTTTGCACGTGCTTTAGCTCTACTCTCTATTACCAATGGATCATTCTCTGCTAGTGATTTAATTTGTTTTGTCATTGTGCTCTAGTCCTTATGTGTAATTGATTATGTGAATAATAATATTGTAATATTTTTGGTGCGTCAATCCTTACTAAAAGTTACTATGGTAGTAAGATTTTTGCGAACCCATCCCTACTCAAAAGTTACTATGATAGTAAGATTTTCAACGTCAATTTGATTATGTTTTTCATGCCATGTTTCGATGGCGCATGGTGGTATATCGTGCATCGGTTTAGGTGCTGCAGTATCTACCCAAGATGATCTTAAAGGTTTATGTTCATATTGCATTTTGTATGACTCCATGCGGTTAAATGTTTAGCGTCTACATTGTCGCTCATATAATTTGATACGTCAATAAGCCCATTTAAAGCGTTTGTGAGCGCGTTTGAGTGCGCTTGTGGTGGTGTACTACCTAAAACGTCTTAAAGCGCCTGTGCGGGCGTTTAAATGGCTTATGTGTATTGTCTTATTACTAGGACCTTTTCGTATATGTATTACTAGGACCTTTTCAATAGGCATAAAAAAGACCGGGCAAAATGCCCGGCCTATAGTTTGGATTGGGTGGCTAGTTTACTGATTAGCAACCTTATCAAGTTTCTTTTCAGTCTTAGTTTTAAACGTGCCTAGATTGTCTATGTTAGGTTTCTTGTGAATCTGCTGCATAGGCACTTGTAAATGGTCGCACAGCTTTTGCAGAAACTCAGCTTTTGACAAGCCACGTTTAACAGCACCATTGCAAACTGATTTTATCCAAGTATCTATATCGCTTGTGGTTTTTGTGGTGGTGGTAGCTTGCTCTTTCAAACGCTTTAGCACGGCTTGTGGTTTTCTACCAATGCCATCGCTCTGAACATCTACCCATTTTTGGTGGTCTTTATTCTGGATATCACGACCAAACTGCACCAATGCGGAATAATCGTTATTCTTGTAGTCGTAAGCTTCAAGCTTGTCTGCACCGCCAACTTTCTTAGCATATGCTGTTAAGGTTTTTACGCCCATGCTATCCATTAAATTAACACTAGCAAGCGCAAGCTCATAAACTTGGCCTTTTGGTGCATAGGCTTTAACTTGTTTAGCGTCATTAGTTTTATAAAATGTGCAGAGCTTAGTCACAGCTTTTTTAGATGCTGCAGCTTTAACAGTTGAAAAACCTTGTGTTGCTTTTTTGGTGTTGAGTTTCTTTGACATTTTATTACCTTTCAAAGTAAGTTTTAACTAAGCGTTATTGCTCAATTAGCTGCTTACCTAGCACGTAGTCACCTAGCCGTCAAACAAAAAGTTACTACCGTAGTAATTTATTTGAATGCCCATTAAAACTATGGGGTATATATCTGGACCTTTGTAGTCCCCGGTAGGGTATTTGCAGCATCTCAAAACCAAAGCAGTCGTGAACACTCTTGTTCGGCAAGTGATTTGATAACACTTGTCTGTATTAGGTGCGTTGCTTTGCATATATGGTGTTAATTTTTAGATGATGCACATTATATGGAATTTTTACAGTTGAAGCATGGCATATGCTGCATTATTTTTGAGAACAAATGCGGGCCGGGCATGGGCCACCCCCCGGTCCCCCGATACGTGTATACGTAGAAATACACAGATTAGGAAAAATCACTGTTAACCAGTACGGCAAGTGACAATAATATGTGACCTATTAGACACACTTATATATTTTTTTAGTAGTTTTTGTATTTTTTAGTTGACAGGGGTTGACGATGTGTGTATAACTATATACATATAATAGATCACTTAAAGTGATACACTTAAAACTCCCTTAAATAAAACTTAAAAAAATTCTAAGATATAACACTTAGATGTACACTTATAGTGAGGCAATTAAATGGACATTAATTCTATTTCATTAATAGATATACTAATACGTGTTTGGCCTATACTGCTAGGTATAATAACTTTAATTATCGTATTAGCTAAAATGCATGGTGATATTGTCGTACTAAAAGAGAAAGTAAAGAGTTTATTTGATCTGTGGAACTCTAGATCTAAGTAAATGTTAGTTAGAGAACCAGTATTGTTACGTGTTTATTATTATTTGCCTGACTATAATAACTTAGTGCAGGAGTTTACGTGGGGTACTATAGATGTAATACCTGAGTATCCACGTATAAATAGATTTCTTAAATACTGGCACAGTAATATAGATGCTGTAATTGCCAGTATAGACTTAGATCCATATAAGGAGCATATAGATGGACTTCAAGAATATACAATCACGTATAAGTAGTTGCCTACAATCTGTAGGTGACAGGTTATCTGTGTTGTTAATGGACAGAGACTTTATGAGATTGGCAGTAGCTGTGCTAGTAATATTAGGTTTTCTAGCATTGGCTCTATCGTTTGGAAAGATGACTTTGTAAGAATGCGTAAAGATGATATTCTAACAGAGTTTTATGAAGCACTAAAGAATAAAACATTTAGAAATTTACATATACCACACAGTGATGTATTCTTTGTACGTGCTGCACTAGAGGATGCAACAGGGGTAAGATATAGTTTAGCACATGTAGAAAAGAGCATGATGCTTGAAGGATGGAAAGATGGCTAGGAAAGCTGTTAAGTTTACAAAGAAAGATAAGAGTCCTACTGGTGGTTTGTCGGCAGCAGGTAGGGCAAAAGCTAATCGTGCAGGGCATAATCTAAAAGCACCTGTAACTGGTAAAGTTAAAAAAGGATCAAAGGCTGCTAATAGACGTAAGTCATTCTGTGCTAGAATGGGTGGCATGAAAAAGAAACTCACTAGTGCAAAAACTAGAAATGATCCAAACTCAAGGATCAATAAAGCTCTAAGGAAGTGGAAGTGTTAAATGGAAGATAAATATAAAACTTTATACGAGGATGAAAAAGCAACATACTTAAAGTATAGAGATCCTGACAAAGCATCAGCAGATGGACATGAAGCAGATGCAGAGGCATATGCGAAAAGAATGGTAGAAAGAGCAAAAGCAAGAGATGCTAAAAAAACAATGAAACCTAGACCACAGCCAAAAGCTAAAGGTGGTACTATTAAGAAACCTGCAATGGCCTATGGTGGTACAGCAAATATGAAAAAGCATATGTACGCTGCTGGTGGACAAGTAACAGATAAGATGAAAGGTTTAAAAGCATTGGCGAAGAAAAGACCTGATGTAGTTAGAAAAATGGGATTCAATGTCTAAACCTGATCCTAAAAAGGGTACAGGTAAAAAACCAAAAGGTAGTGGACGTAGACTGTACACAGATGAAAACCCAAAGGATACGGTAAGCATAAAATTTGCTACACCTACTGATGCTAGGAAAACAGTAGCTAAAGTAAAAAGAGTAAAAAAACCATACGCACGTAAGATACAGATCTTGACAGTTATGGAGCAACGTGCTAAAGTTATGGGAAAGAATGAGGTTGTTGCAATAGCTAAGAGGGCGAAGGAGCAACTTAAATTGGCAAACAAAAAAAGGAGAACATAACCATGCCTATGCACAAAAAGAAGACAAAGAAAATGGCTAAAGGAGGTGCTACCAAAAAAATGATGTATGGTGGTATGTCTAAGAAAACTAAAAAAATGTCTAAAGGTGGAGCTGCCAGACGTAGGTAATGCCCAATCTAATTAGTAATGTACCCCACTTTAATTGTTGGGTTAGAAGAGAGTTTACTAGTAACCATCAGAATTATCACGGTGACTTTCTTCATGCGATTGCATTCGCAGTAAATACAATACCAGACAGATCACTTAGCTTTCAGATTGTATTTACAGGATGTGAAATAGATAGGGAGGATGGACCTACAGAAAACGTGCATGGTGGAGCTATGTGGGCTAGAATGCCAATACAAGCATTAGTAGCTGACATACCTCTAGAAGATTGGCCTGAACCTATGGAAGACCACTTATGTCAACCTTGGGATTGTGAGTCACGTGATCATAGCACAGTCGTATTAGACAGAGTAAGTTCATCACCTTGGTTATGTAAAATAGGAGGTGATTTCTACACAGGTAAATACTTATTTACCGTGGACTATACAGGTAATGATATTGCAGATGATCCTGCACAGCATAAGCAATCACACGTAATATATTTAACAGATGCTGGTAGCTGGACAGGCAACTTTGTAGCATTACCTAATAATAGGGTTAGGGCTACGAGTCCTGCTTTATGGCGCACTGGAGAGGGTGCACCAGACTTTACACCCTCACAGTGGTCACATTCAGCAGAAGGCCATGAGTCTTACTTAGACCCATCTGTAACTTTTAACAATCTGTATTCAAATGGCAAAACAAACAAAAGCAAAAAGAGTAGTAAAAAAAGTAGCAAGTAAGTTAGCAAAAGCTAGTGCTGCACATAAGAAGCAGTCTAAGCAACTTAGTGCGCTTAAACTAAAAGCAGGTGGTAGCACCGTAAATAAATCAGGTAACTACACTCAGCCGGGTATGCGTAAAAGATTATTTAATAGTATTAAGGCTAGTGGAAAAGGCGGTGCTCCGGGGCAGTGGTCAGCAAGAAAGGCTCAAATGTTAGCAAAGCGTTACAAAGAAAAAGGTGGAGGATATAAATCTTAATGACCTGTGATTGTGGCGAAAATGATAAGTGCATGTGTGACACAGAAAAATGTGATAGTTGCATAGAATGTAACTGTGACCCTAATGTGTGTAAGTGTGGTTGTCATGGCGAAGACTAAACGACAGGAAAGCCTATCAGCTTGGGGTAGACAGAAGTGGCGAACCAAATCAGGTAAGCCATCTACACAAGGACCAAAAGCAACAGGAGAAAGATATTTACCTACTGCTGCAATAAAGTCCTTGACACCAAGTGAATATGCAGCTACAACTAGAGCTAAACGTAAAAGTAAAAAACAACACGCTAAACAACCAAAAGGTATAGCAAAGAAGACTGCACGTTTTAGGAGAGTGTGATGTTTGGTTTAGGATCTTTAATAGGACCAGTGGCTAATCTAGCTAGTACATGGTTAGACGGTCACGTAGCTGAAAAGAAAGCTAAGACAGAAGCTAAGATTGTTACTATTAAATCTGAAGCTAAGATAAAAGAAAGACAGGCTACAGGTGAGATAGATTGGGATATAGCACAGGCTAAAGCGAGTGAAGGTAGTTGGAAAGATGAATGGCTTACGATTTTGTTTTCGATACCTTTGGTACTGGCGTTTGTTCCCGGTTGTGAAGACATAGTACAAATAGGTTTTGCACAATTGCAGTTAATGCCTGATTGGTATAAGTATGCTCTTTCAGTAATCGTAGCTGCATCGTTTGGGGTACGTAGTGCCACTAAACTATTTAAAAAATAGGAGAGATAATATGGCAGAAGAAAACGTAATAGTAGACAAAGTTGCATATCAATCTAACAGACGTTACATGGCATGGACTGCACTAGGCACAATGCTGATAGCTACGACTGCTGTGTTAATATGGCCTACTAGGTTTGCAGAGGCTGACAGTATTCTTATGATGATGTACGGTTCATTGTCTGCACTTGTTGGTGCATATTTTGGTTTTGCAATGCCAAAGAAAAAATAGATGAAATATAACTCAAGTAAATTAATGGATATGCTAGTAGTAGATGAAGGTATGGAACTACAAGTATATAAAGATAGTCTTGGTATAGATACAATTGGAGTTGGGCGTAATTTAGAGCATAGAGGTTTAACAGAAGAAGAACTTCAACATTTAGGTTATAAAACATTACAAGATGTATATGATAAAGGTTTAACTTTGTATGGATCTAGATACTTATTAAGAAACGATGTTACAATAGCTGAGTTAGAATTATGCAAAGCTCATCCATGTGTTAAGAGTTTAAGTGCAGAGAGACAGATGGTATGTATTAACATGGCATTTAATTTAGGAATACCACGTTTAAATAAATTTAAAAAGATGTGGGCAGCTATACATGATGGTGATTACGAAACTGCTTCTATAGAAATGTTAGACTCTAAATGGGCAGATCAAGTAAAGGGTAGAGCAGTAAGATTAAGTAATATAATGAAGACAGGAAAACTAGATGGCTAGACAATACACAGAGAATCAGTTAAAGTTTCTAGAGGTGCTATTTGATGAAGCAAATGGTGATGTAGCAACTGCAAAGAAACTAGCTGGATATGCAGAAGGATCTTCTACAACTAATATAGTTAAGAGTTTGAAAGAAGAGATACTAGAAGCTACACAACAATACATGGCACGTAATGCACCTAGAGCTGCTGTAGCTATGGCAGATGCACTGCTAGATCCAACAGAGCTAGGTCTACGAGATAAGATGTCAGCAGCTAAAGAATTACTAGATCGCACAGGTTTAGTAAAGACAGAGAAGATGCAGGTAGAAGCAACAGGTGGTGTAATGCTAATGCCACCCAAAGCAAAAGCAGAAGAGGAAGATTAAATGGATAGAATACCTAAAGCGTTTTTTAGAGCAGCTAAAGGAAAATTAAAAAAAGCCGTTCGTAATAAACCATTAAATACTGCACAGCAAAGAAATGTAAATAACGCTATGGAGACATTTGACGATTTAATGGCAGATCAAAATTTAAATATTAAAGGTGCTACAAAGCCAAGTGCTCTTATAGGCAATCAAAGAATGAATAGAGCAATACAAAGAATTGCTGAAGGTAAAACACAAACACAAACAGATGCTGTTAATGCATTATTACAAAGTGCTGGTGTTGGATTTGCAGTAGGTGCAGATACAGTTGGTGGAAAAAAGACCACTACAAAATCTAAAACTAAAAAGAAACCACCACTACCTAGATCAAAGCCTAAAAGAAAAACACCACCATTACCTAAAAAGAAACCAACACTACGCACTAGAGTAGGTATGGCTAAGAAGTAATGGACAGAAGTTTAGGCAAATGGAAACTACCACAACCAACAGACATGAAGGAAGAAAATGAGTGGCTACCTGTACCACGTATTGCTAGAACAGTACCGTTCGGATATAAAGTCGATCCAGAAGATGAGGATTTGCTCTTGCCAATTAAAGAAGAGTTGGACCATCTGGAGAAAGCTAAAATGTATCTTAGACAGTACTCGTTGCGTGAAGTTGCAGCATGGTTAAGTAAGAATACAGGAAGGTATATATCGCATCTTGGATTACAGAAAAGAATAAAGCATGAGCGACAGCGTAAGGACAAAGCTAGAAGCCTCCGCAAGTGGGCAGAGTATGCGGAAAAGGCGATCAAAAAGGCAGAAGAAATTGAAACCAGCAGAGTCGGTGCAAAAAGAATTGGCCCCTCAGAAGCTGGAGTATGACACTACAGAACTAGAACGAGAACTTAATGTAGTATTTAAACCAAACGAAGGACCACAGACAGAGTTCTTAGCTGCACCAGAACGAGAGGTATTGTACGGTGGCAGTGCTGGAGGTGGTAAGAGCTACGCAATGTTAGCTGATCCTACTAGATACTTTGACCATCCATCTTTTAGTGGATTGTTGTTGCGACATACAACAGAAGAGTTAAGAGAACTTATATCTAAGTCGCAGGAGTTATACCCAAAAGTATGTCCCGGTATAAAATGGTCAGAGAGAAAAATGCAGTGGACCGCACCATCTGGAGCAAAACTTTGGATGTCATATCTAGATAGAGATGATGACGTAATGCGCTATCAGGGTCTAGCATTTAGCTGGATAGGTTTTGATGAGCTAACGCAATGGTCTACACCTTTCGCATGGAACTATATGCGATCTCGTCTACGTTCCACTGCACCAGAACTAGGTGTATACATGAGGGCTACAACAAACCCCGGAGGACCGGGACATCAGTGGGTCAAGAAAATGTTTATTGATCCTGCTCCATACAACAGGAGTTTTCCAGCCACTGACATAGAGACAGGTGAAACACTAAAGTATCCAGCAGGACACGCAAAAGCAGGTAAGGCATTATTTAGAAGAAAGTTTATACCAGCTAGGTTAGCAGATAACCCATACCTAGCTGACACAGGTGACTACGAGGCAATGCTACTATCGTTGCCTGAACATCAAAGAAAACAATTGCTAGAGGGCGATTGGGATATAAAAGAAGGTGCAGCGTTTACAGAGTTTAACAGAAGTATACACGTAGTTGAGCCTTTTGATATACCGCATAACTGGGTTAAGTTTAGGGCATGTGACTATGGCTATGGTTCTTATAGTGGTGTACTTTGGTTTGCTGTTGCACCGAATGAGCAGATAATAATATACAGAGAGTTATACGTATCAAAAGTTTTAGCTGTTGATTTAGCAGAGATGGTATTAGAGCTAGAAGAAGGTGACGGTAATATAAAGTATGGTGTACTCGATAGTTCTTTGTGGCACAAACGTGGTGACACAGGGCCATCACTTGCAGAGCAGATGATAAATAAAGGATGCAGATGGAGGCCATCGGATAGAAGTAAGGGTAGTAGAGTTGCTGGTAAGAACGAAATACATAGAAGACTACAGGTAGATGAGTTTACAGAAGAACCTAGATTAGTATTTTTTTCAGGATGTACAAATCTAATATCACAGCTACCAGCATTACCACTAGATAAACGTAATCCTGAAGATATAGATACACACGCAGAAGATCACTTGTACGATGCATTACGGTATGGTATAATGTCAAGACCAAGGTTTAATATATTTGATTATGACCCAAGTAGAAAACCACCTAGCCAGATGCAAGTAGCAGATGCAGTCTTTGGATATTAAGGAAAAATATAATGACAGATGATTTTATTATGGAAGAAGATGCTATTCATCTTGAAGATGCAGAAGAGTCTATGGATGAAGGTATATCTAATCTAATACCATATATTAATGAAAGATATAAAAGAGCAGAAGATTACAGGTATCAAGATGAAGAGCGTTGGATAAAATCTTATCGCAACTACAGAGGGCTGTATGGTTCTGATGTGCAGTTTACAGAGTCAGAGAGATCTAGAGTATTTATAAAAATAACTAAAACAAAAACATTAGCAGCATACGGACAGATAGTTGATGTGTTGTTTGCTAATCATAAGTTTCCACTAAGTATTGATCCTACACAATTACCTGACGGTGTAGCAGGTGATGTACACTTTGATCCCAAAGAAACAGAAGAGGTAACTAATATATTAAATAGTCCATATGGATTTAAAGGTGATGGCAATGATTTAGAACCGGGTGCTACTAGAACATCACTATCAGAAAAATTAGGTGAGTACCAAAGTAAGTTAGGAGATATAGAAGGTGTTAGAGAAGGTGTAGGTCAAACAGGCTCTGCAATTACAGTTAGCCCTGCGTTGGTTGCAGCAAAACGAATGCAGAAAAAGATACACGATCAGTTAGAAGAATCAGGTGCAAGTAAACATTTAAGAAGCACAGCATTTGAAATGGCTCTTTTTGGTACAGGCGTGATGAAAGGGCCATTTGCTGTTGACAAAGAGTATCCTAACTGGAATGACAATGGTGAATATGATCCTATGTTTAAAACAGTGCCACAGGTATCACATGTATCTGTGTGGAACTTTTATCCAGATCCAGATGCTAATAATATGGATGAGGCACAGTATGTAATAGAAAGACATAAGATGTCACGATCACAGCTACGTGCTCTTAAAAAGCGTCCATACTTTAGAGACAGCGTGATTGAAGAAGTGATAGCAGAAGGTGAGAACTACACTAAACTATATTGGGAAGACGATCTATCAGATTATGCACCAGAGCATGACATAGATCGTTTTGAGGTTATGGAGTACTGGGGTACTGTAGATACAGATCTACTGGAAGAACAAGAGATTGATATACCTAAAGATCTAAAAGATCTAGATGAGTTACAAGCAAACATATGGGTATGTAATGGTAGATTAATACGTGTAGTGCTTAATCCATTTAAACCAGCACGTATACCATACGTTGCAGCACCATATGAACTTAATCCGTATAGCTTCTTTGGTGTAGGTATTGCAGAGAACATGGACGATACACAGACACTAATGAATGGCTTCATGCGTATGGCAGTCGATAATGCTGTGCTATCAGGTAACTTACTTATAGAGGTAGATGAAACAAACTTAGTACCCGGACAGGATCTTACAGTTTATCCGGGTAAAGTATTTAGGAGACAGGGTGGTGCACCGGGACAAGCATTGTTTGGTACAAAGTATCCAAATGTCTCTAGTGAGAATATGATGATGTTTGATAAAGCTAGACAGCTTTCAGATGAGAGCACAGGCTTTCCATCTTTTGCACACGGACAGACAGGTGTAGCAGGTGTAGGTAGAACTGCATCAGGTATATCTATGTTGATGGGGGCAGCAGCAGGTGGTATTAAAACAGTAATTAAAAATGTAGATGATTATCTACTTAAACCATTGGGTGAAGGACTATTTCAGTTTAATATGCAGTTTGACTTTGATCCATCAATCAAAGGAGATCTTGAAGTAGTTGCACGTGGCACAGAAAGTTTGATGGCTAATGAAGTGCGTAGTCAGAGGTTGATGCAATTCTTAGGTGTAACATCTAATCCAGCACTTGCACCATTCGCTAAGTTTAATTATATCATTCGTGAGATAGCAAAGTCTCTTGATCTTGATCCAGACAAAGTTACAAACAATATGGATGAAGCATCTATACAGGCTGAGATAATGAAAAACTTTGCACCAGAACAACCACCACAGGCAGCAGGTGCACCAACACCTCCCGGAACTAATCCAATGGATACAGCAGGAACAGGAGGAGGAACAATTGGAACAGGACAAGTACCAACACCCGGTGAGCAAGGGTTCACTGGATCACAACAAGGAGCTACTCCAGAAGCTCAAGCCACTGGTCAGCAACAACCGCCAATGGCAACACTTCAGTAACTATTTAGATATGTTACTAGAACGAGAAATGAAAGTTCTAGAGCAGTCAAATGACATGATAGCAATACACAGAGCGCAAGGTGCTCTTACAGCTTACAGTAGAATTAAAAGATTAAGGGATCACGTAAATGCAACATCAAATGGAAATGTTTAATGTAGGTGGACTAAAAGATGAGGGTGGTACAAAAGACCCTGTATCAGGGAATAATGTACCTTCTGGTTCTCTTAAAGAAGAAGTCAGAGATGACATAGATGCTAAGTTAAGTCCGGGAGAGTTTGTATTTCCTGCTGACGTTACACGTTTTTTAGGTTTACGTTTTTTAATGGAACTACGTGATAAGGCAAAAGCTGGTCTACAACGTATGGAAGATATGGGTCAGATGGGTAACGCTGAAGAAGCTGTACTAGATGAAGATGTACCGTTTGAACAGTCTGATTTAATTATTGTTGCAGGTTCTCCTATGGAAGAACAGATGAATAAAATGAATATAGGTGGTATGCCTATACGTGCAAGTAATGGTGTATTTGCTACATCTCAACAACAACAATCTAATCAAGCAGGTGGAGTGCCGGGAAGAGGTGATCAACTATTAGGATCAAACTTACGACAATACTTTAATCCTACTACACAGGAGGTACGTAGTGTTTTAGTATCTAGAGATAATTTAACAGGTGAATTAAAACCAGTAACACCATTAGAACAGGGTTTTATATTAGATACACCTGAAAATAGAACTAAAGCTATGGGAGCACAACCACAACAGACATCAGCTAGAGTAGAAACAACTAGGCCAAAAAAAGAAAGATCTAGTATGGACCCAGATGTAAGTGGTATAGGCGTTAATGAAATGACTATGACTGAAAGAGCAGCCGTAGATATACCTGAGTCAGTAAGAGGCATAGTATCAGGTGCTGTTAGTCTTGGTGTTGCTAGTTTAGGAGGCTTTTTAGGTAGCGTAGGTCAAGAAGCAGCTAAAAAAACAGGCATGATTGATGAGACAGTGAGAGATGTAATGTCTAAAAAGATGGCTAATGATTTTAGTTTAATAGATGAGGCAAGAGCAAAACTAGCAGCTATGACTCCTGATGAAAGAGCAGCACAAAAAGCTAAAGATCAAGCACAAATAGAAGATAGAACAGCAAGGGATGCAGAGGATCAATTTGGAGCACCACGTGGTCATTTTGGAACTACTGTTAGTATAGGTAATACCGTATTTGGTGTTGATCCATTTGGAACTGTTACTGATTTAAGCTCACCTAATAGAGAAACTGTTGGAGGTGCACTAGGTAAAAAAGCTAGAGATTTAGCTGATAAAAAGAACAAAGAAGCATTTAGTACAGACCCAACTTCAAAGTCAGGAGCACCACCACCAGCAGGTTTTACAGATCCACAAACAGGAAATCCAACAGGTCCATCAGCAGGTCCACCTTCAGGACCACCTTCAGGACCACCTGCATCAACTACAGGACCAGATGGAAACCCAACAGGTCCATCAGCAGGACCAAATGATGCTGGTTTAGGAGGAACAGAAACTTTTACAGCAGTAGGAGGCTTTATACCTAAAAAGAAAAAACAAAAGAAGAAGAAGAAGCGTG